AAGGTCCAAACAATCCCTCAAGAACCCATTTATGTGTCTGCGTTCCATCAAGAGTTCCTGTGAATCCGTAACGATACTTAGCATCCGCAAGTTTTGTCATTATAGATATAAGTGATTTTGATTTAAATTGGTGAGCCTCATCCCCAACCACAACAGAGAATCTCTCAAAATACTTTCTGGGGAGTTTGTAGATTGATTGCCAAGTAGTAATAATGACTTGAGAGTCTGTCTCTCTTTCTTTACCTGCGTATATCTTGTGGCAAAATGAACCAACATCCCACCCGTAATCTGCAAAGTCTTTATACATTTGCTCTACAAGCGAAGTCGTCGGAACGACTATCAGAGTATTTTTCTTGTTCTCAACAAAATATCTCACAATCGAATATATCATCAGAGACTTTCCTGAGGCAGTTGGAGATATCAATAACTTTCTATTATGTCTTAAGGCATCGTATACTCCCTCTATCTGATACTCTCTGGGAGCATATTTGGAGATAGCAGTCATATAATCTTTGACACCCTCTTTCGAGATACCTTCGTTTACTTCGAAGGGAGTACCATAGTGTTTGCTATCTTTAAATTCGTAAGTATATCCGTGATCTTTGCAAAATTGTATTATTCTATCCAATAATCCAATATATATTTCTCCCTTTTGAATATTGAATAGTCGTATTTTTCCATCCCAAAATTTCTTTTTATATGCTGGTGAAAACTTCGCACCAGGAACTTCAAAAGTGAACTGATCTGCTAATTCATAATAAATGTGTACTTCTGCATCAATATACAGATAGACTTCATTCTTTTTTGATATAACCAAATGGGACATAACATAATGTTCATTTGGAAATATTTATCACCCAAATCCTGCTTGAAATTTATGCCATTCTATGGCATTTTTTATTTGGAATGTACGGTTAGATATTGATCTAAGAATTTCTTCTAGAAATTTTAATGTGGCATCATAATATCTTATCTTTAAATCTAACTTAGTTAATTTCTCATCAGCATCTAAATGCCTCTGTATTGCGTCTTTTTCCCTAACCTTATACGGAAATGGTTCTTCTGCATACACCTCTGCTGGTGCCTTTCCTGTGTAGAAATTATATCTTTCTAATTTTACTCTGTTATAAGAGTCTCTTGCTTTCTCACGCAAAAGAGTAATAGTATTATAAACTGTATAATACTTTGAATGTAATTGTGGAATTTTTAAAGATTCATCATGTAGATTATCAGGATCAATGGTTGCATCACGCTCCCACATCTCCTGAATTTTATCAAGATTCATAAAGGTTTGCCAGTTGGACTCACTATATCGTAGATAGTATACTTGAAAGTAACGTCTGCTGTAAAGTAATTTATATCACTCTCTGTAGCATCAAATTCTAAAGATGTCAAGTATACTGGAAATAAATCTTTGAATTTTACAATAGCAATATCATTATAATTGCTGTTTAAAATATGGAGTGCTCCATCACTGTATTGTTCTCTTAAATCTCTCTGCCCATTATCATTAGTAGTTTGATCAATAAAATCTTGTGCTGATTCTGGAAAACCTAAACCAGTTAACCAATTATGCATTGCCATATAATTCTCAAGATTTTCATCAACTAAAAATCTTACATTTAATTCCCCATAAGTAAGTTTCTCACCAGGAATATCAATATCCTTAAGGTAAGTTGATTCTATTGCAGTCCCTAAACTAATATCAGGAATACGTGCAGTATTAGAAAAAAATGAAACCTTAGGATACCTTGATAAGGTAAACTTAAACCCTACTGGAGCAAGAAAGTTTCTATTTTCTATTTGATTGCGGAATGCTCCTGATGCTATTGATGATGTCATTATTCGCCTCCACCATTTCCACCATTTGAACCGTTGCCACTGCCACCGTTGCCATTACTGCTGCCATTAGAAGTCCCATTAGATGACTTTCCATTCTGTCCATTTTTTTCATCCTCATCTTGCTCAAGATATCCTCTACGTCCTACGTGATAACCTAGAGGAATTTTTTTACATTTTTTATCAGTATAGCACCAATATTTTCCAGCAGGGCATCTTTTTGCTGCTGCTTCTTCAATGAATCTATCAAACTCTTTCATTACTCAATAATAAGGTTGTACCATTGTTCACTCATACCCATTATAATATTATCTGCAGATTCTGCATTCTCAGCATAACCTTCTTCAATAAGATGTTCTACAATCTTATCACGGCGTTCAAGTGCCTCTTGATGTTCTTTAGGAGTAGGTTTCATGGTAATACTACTTTTATTTTTATTTAGACAAAAAAAGAGGACTCTTTCGAGTCCCCTTTGAAAAATATGTAATATCCGAATTACATGAGGTTGTTAACACGAACACGTCTGTAGTAGCGGTTAGAGTTAATCTTAAGTCTACCAAGACCTTGACTATCAACATTACCTTCAGCAAATGGGTTTGCAACAAGACCGTATCTTGTCTTAAATCCGATTTTAGGCTGGAAGGTGTTCTCTCCAACTGCACGAACCATCTGTAGTGGAACGTATGGGCAGTAGAATAATCCTGCGTCGTAAGGTGAAGAACCTTTGTATCCAACAACATAGTACTGTTGAGCACCAGTGTTACCTGAATATGGGTCGATGTATACTCTATACTTACCTTGAAGTACACCAGCAAATGTATTGCCTGTATCATCAACATTAAGGTTAGCATTAAGTGCTGGAGTGTAATCAAGTACACCTGCCATTGTTAATGCGGAGGCAACGTCTGCAGAGCAGAGAATCATGTTGCCCTTTCCACGACGAGTTCTCTGTGCGATTGCGTTAGCATCACGCTCGATTTGGAAAATAAGTCCCTTGAACTTCTCAACGCTCCAACGTCCATTAGAGTCGATGTCTAAGTCGAAAGTACCAGCAGAAGCAACGTTACTCTGTGCACCTGACTCAGCAACCTTGTAGATAGAACGGATAACTTCTCTGTTTATCTCAGCAAGAATCTCAGTAGAAAGAATGTTGGCAAGTTCTGCCTCTGCATTCAATCCGTGGATTGCCTTAAGGTCTTGAGCAAGCTCTAGTGAGTACTCAGCTTTCAACGCACGTGACTTCGCAGTAACGGTGACTTTCTCGATTGAGAATGCCATCTGGTTGAAGTTACCACCTGTTCCACCAAGACTTTCAGCATCCTCTGTATCCATACCACGTCCAGTAGTATATGCCTTTTGCTTGGCAGAAGACTCTGGGTTAAGTAGACCTGGATCATCTAAAGGAGTACCACCTGATGTTGAAGCAGTTGTACCGAAACCAACAGCACCGCCTGTATCTCCACCTTCATTCTTGGTGTAACCAGCAGAAACTAGGTTGTCGTTGGTATCCTGTGCAGAGAAGCTTGTATCTGCTTCGTCGAATAGTGCTTCAGTACCACTCTGGGTATCGTAGCGTGAACGCATTGCGAAGATAAGTCCAGTAGGACCGTTCATTGGTTGAACACCTGCTAGATCGTATGCAACCAAATTAGGCATTGCACGACGAATAAGACTTATAAGTACTGGGTCGAAACCTGCTGTAGGACCTGCTTGTGCTGCACTAGCAGAGAAACCTGCTGTTGCTCCATTAGAGCCTGTACTGTTTGTAGGTGCCTCACTAAGGAATTCTCTCTCCTCATTGAGTGCTTTTTCTTGGTTCTCCAGGAGAACTGCAGTCACCATTCTACGATGTGAATCTTGAATTTTATCCGAACCTTCGTGGTCTAGGATAGGTGCCCACTTCTCCTGCAGTTGTTCAGCATTGAACATTTGCATTTGATTTTTCCTCTTTTAAAAAAAGTTTTTTTTGTTTGAATTTATGATCTAAATAATCACTTTTTAGCAACTCTGTTTATTGTCTGAAGATATCTTTCCATTGTATTAGAAACTGCTTTGGATTGATAATCCGTTGCTTCACTTTCTTCAGTCAAATTCTCAGACTTACTGGTTGGAGTGTTAGTACCCTTTGATGGGAAATAAGATTCCTTAAGAGTTTCTAACTTCTCACGATAGCCGTTTTCACTTTCAAACTCAACATTTTCTGCTAGAGTAGCGAGTTTATCCCTTTGTGTCTGTGCAAGACCTTCGGTTACATCAGCAAAAATTACATCTGCTGTGGACTCTGCTAATCTCTTATTAAGAGCAACGTTTTTCTCGATTTGCTCGTTGAGTTTAGACTCCATATCATCTAGTTTATCTACCATGCTTTCGATGACATCATATTTTTCTTCAGGAATAGTTACATAATGATCTTCAAAAAGCTTCTTCATTCCTTCAAGGAATGATTCTGTCATCTCAGTCTTAAGACCGTGCTCGACTTGTAGTTGGTTTTCAGAAACCCACTCATCAGCAACATACTCAAGATAAGAATCTAATCTATCTGTTAGTTCTTCCTTGATAGTCTTGACTTCTTCCACAAGATTTGCTTCGTACTCAGACTTAACGCCTTCTGTGATTTCTGCTACTTTAGTCTTAATAGCAGCTTCAAAGATAGTACGTGCTTTCTCTTGGAATTCTTCTGAAAGTTCTTCGCCAGCAATAAGTGCGTTGATATCTTCCTCAACGTCAATCTTATCTTCAGCAACAACTTCCTCTTCTGTAGTCTCTTCTTCTGTGACTACTTCATCCGTTGTAGTTTCTTCTTCGGAAACAACATCTTCCTCTGCAACTACTTCTCCTTGGAGTTCTTCTTCTTCTTTAACTCCTTTTGCACTTTCAGCAGCTTTAGCACCTTTATTGACAACATCCTTAACTTGCTTAAGGCTACCACCAGGTGTTTTTAGTTTTGCTGAATCGTCGTCAACTTTATAGTTTTCAGGAGTAGGACCTCCAAGATCTTCTACTGTAGGTGCTGTTCCACCTGTAGTAAGTTTTTGCATTGGTTCCGCAGGTTTTGCACCTTTGGTTACCACATTCTCTTCGATGTTTTCCATTTCTTGTAATTTGCTACCAACGGACATTTGTTTAGATATGTGTTTTATCTGTATTTATTTATAGAACTTATAGATTTGATAAGAAATCGTTGAATAAATTCAACTTAT